TATGTTCAGGGGTATCGGGCAGACCCGAATCCCAGAATTGTAAATTTCAATTTCCCATATTATCTCGCTGATGAACTGGGCACAGAAGTTATCAATTTAGGACATCATGGTCACTCTAACCTAGCGATTGCAAACGACGTTGTGTCTTTCATTCGTAGAACGCCGAAAGACGAACTAAAAGATTATGCGTTCTTAATATGTTTCTCTGACTGGTTGAGAGAGACCGCACGAAACCCAAATGTCAAAGATGCAGATGTGCATCACGCATTAAACGGTATTGTATGGTCTCGTTGGCCTCAGGTCAAAGACCCAGACGAAGCTACACTACGCATAACTACAGAAATGTGTTACCTTGGTTTGAAACAGTTATGTCAGGAATTAGACATACCTTACAGAATGATTAACAGTTTCGACCATCAAAATTTTTGTGATACCCTTGACATATGGGTTCCAAACATGTATGATGATGGTCGTGTTGAAGATGTGAGATTAGGGAGTAAAACATGGAAAATGCAAGGACCATCTGGGGATCCTAACTGGATTGAAAGTGGTAGCTCCTACAATACGTTATTTGACATTATCTTGGGTCATTGGTTGATGGACGATGCGAAACTCGCACCGACACTATATCTTAAAACCCACAAATTAAGAAAATACGATAGACAATACATGGCAGGATGCGGTCATCCAAACATTGCGGGGAATAAACTCATCGCACAGACGCTCGCGCCCTACCTAAAACCAATAATAGGATAATGAATGTCATTACTTAACTTTTCAAAAACATACAAACCTTTTCTTTATCCATGGGCAGTGGACCTTGCGAAGAAACACGAAGAGATTCACTGGATTGAAGATGAAGCAGAGTTATCCGAAGACGTGCAAGATTGGAAAACTAAGTTGACAGAATCAGAGAAGGAGTTTATCACTCATGTTCTGCGTCTGTTCACTCAGTCTGACGTACAGGTAGGTGAGAACTATCACGAACTACTTATACCACGTTTTAAAAATAACGAAGTCCGCAACATGTTATCATCGTTTGCGGCACGAGAGGCGGTGCATCAACGTGCATACGCATTACTAAATGACACACTAGGACTACCGGACGAAGACTTCCACAAGTTTCTTGACTACAAGGCGATGGCCGATAAGATAGATTTTATGAAAGAGGGTAATGTCACCTCTCATACAGGTCTTGCACTCGCGCTTGCGCAGTCAGTGTTCAACGAAGGTATGTCGGTATTCGCGTCGTTCGTCATGCTCCTGAACTTCCAACGATTCGGAAAAATGAAGGGTATGGCAACCATCGTCGAATGGTCCATCCGTGATGAGACCATCCACGTGCAGGGTAACGCAAAGTTGTTCCGCACGTTCTGCGAGGAACACCCTCGTGTGGTAAATGACGAGCTAAAGTCAAAGATATATAACATGGCGGAAAACGCAGTTAGTTTAGAGGACAAGTTCATCGACCTCGCATTTAGAGGAAACGATGTACAGGGGCTCACCAAGAAAGAAGTACGTGCATACATCCGTCACATTGCGGACCGACGCCTACTTCAACTTGGACTGAAACCATTGTTCAATCAAAAGGACAATCCACTCCCTTGGTTGGATTGGGTCCTAAACGGAGCGTCACATGATAACTTCTTTGAGAAGCGTGTGACCGAATACTCAGTCGTAGGTATGGAAGGTGACGATTTCGGCTGGGAGGAAATAGAGTTAGAGGTAGCATAATGGAAACTGTCTATAAAATTGAATGCCCTATATGTGATATAGAGACATCCGTTGAAGTTCTTTATAGTGAAGAACCACCGGCGCACTGTCCTATGTGCGGGGCCGACGCGACTCCAGAATCCAAATATGACGAAGAGTAGTTATGAATCTAAAACAGGTAATACAATCTGTACCGGACTGGCCTGAGGAAGGAATCAACTTCCAAGATGTGACCAGTCTCCTACAGAACCCACAGGCATTCCAACAGAGTGTCCGTACCCTAGTGAACCAAATGGAAGGTCAGGGTTATACGGATATTGTCGCTCCGGATGCACGTGGGTTTCTTTGGGGTGCGCCTGTCGCATTGTACTTGGGTATACCCCTGCACATAATTCGTAAGCCAGGTCGTCTACCACCACCAGTACGTTCCCGAAAGTACAAGTGCGAGTATGCACCACGCACACTTGAAATCAAAACGACTGCACCACTGAACAAGAACAGTCAGGTATGCATCATTGATGACGTGAGTGCGACAGGCGGAACAGCACTTGCCATCACGGAACTGTTACACTCTTTCGATGTTTCTAAAATATCTTACGGGTGCGTGATTGACCTTGCTCACCTTGGTGGCACTGATAAACTTCGCAGTCAACATATTAAAACATATACCGTGGTGACCTACGATGAGTAGTCTAATCTTTATCGCACTTGAAATCGAAGCACCTAAGATGTCATCGTGGCAGAATGTGCACTTCACTGGAGTCGGTAAGGTTAACGCTGCAATGACTGCGGCACAACTTATCGAACGTCACAAACCAGATGTGGTCTGGAACTTTGGCACTGCGGGCGGTATCACCGTAGATAGTGGATTGCATCGCGTCACACAATTCGTACAACGCGACATGAAGTGTGGCGGCATTGGTTGCAACCCCGGCCAGACACCATTTGAAAATAGAATCGTATTGGGTGAAGGTGATGGTCTGACGTGCAGTACCGGAGACAACTTTGTCTCCGACCCAAACCTAGAAATTCCCGCTGACCTCGTGGACATGGAGGCGTATGCAATCGCCAAGGTCTGCGAACGTGCGGGTGTCGAGTTCCGTTGTTACAAATATGTCAGTGACCAAGCAGACGGAGACGCATCCGCAGAGTGGTCTAAGACTGTCGCAAACGGAGAACCCTACTTCATAAGGACTTACAGCACTTATAGATAGGTGCATGACATGGTTATATGAAGACAAGATATTCGAACCCGAAGAGACCTTCCTAGAAGACTACCAAGGGTTCGTTTATCAAATCACTGAACTAGACACTGGTATGAAGTATATCGGTAAGAAGTTCTTTTGGAAACCTAAGACCCTTCCGGTCACGAAGACTCGCAAACGCAAAGTGAAGACTCGTGTCCAATCCGACTGGCCTAAGTATTTCGGGTCGAGTCAGGAACTCAAAGAAGCCGTCGCATCCCGTGGCGCAGACAACTACAAACGCGAAGTCCTCAAACTCTGCCGTACCAAGGGAGAGTGTTCTTACTATGAGGCAAAACTCCAGTTCGAGTACGATGTACTCCTGCGTGACGACTATTACAACGCATTCATCGGTTGTAAAATCCACGCGAAACACCTACCAGAAATGTGACAAAATACCTAAAAAAAGTTCATTTATTTTAAAAATAAGCCTTGACTTTGCCTTCGATATCGCCTACAATTACTATGTAATTTGATGATAGAGAGTTGATATGAAGAAATACACAGTACGAGTTATGGAAGAAGGCTGCGGTGCTTGGACCTTTACGGGTGTTGAAGCTCCCAACAAAAATGTCGCTTGTGCAGAAACTATCAAAACCTACATGGTGTTCTGCCAAGAGATTGACATTGCTCCGTTAACTGCTGTTGCAACCCTTGAGAAGTAAGGAAATTATCATGGCGAGAATTATTTACCAAACTGAATACGAACTTGAAGAGATGCGCGATGCGGGTATCGACTTCAACCAAGCCCTGCGTATCATCAAGGGTTTCATGGGTACCGACGATACCCTTGACGCTCTCCAAGGTTTTGAGAAGCGTTACGCGAAAGCGGAAGTTGAAGCCCTTGAGACTGACGACTACGATTTCGACCATGAGTGGAGATACGAAGTCTACGCTTACAACCTTCTGGTCGAAGGTTTCGGTAAACTGTTTGCGCCTAAGGAGGCATAATATGGATTCAGTAGTAGGTAACCTTTATAACGAGTTGATGTGCCTCTGTGAGGTACGTGGGGAGTTGTCTCCCGAAGACAACGCACGTGTTGAGGCGCGTATTGCCGCGCTTCAACTCCAAATTGAGAAACTGGAGAAATCCAGTTTGTGATAAATTCACATAAAAAAGTTTTCAAAA